GAAGTTACGCATCGGTGAGGACTCAGATGAGTTTCAGATGTCGTACTACAACAGGTGGATGCTTGAAAAAGGTATGTTTGTATCTGAGGATCGTCTAGACAGGCTTTACGATCCAAGTATGCCATTGGTACACGAGTGGTGGAAGACTCCAATAGTTGTTGGTATAGACGTAGCACGAACTAACGACTCAACAGTGATTACCCCCGTATGGGTTGACTGGGACCATCCTGACCCGTTCGGCTTTTACGAACACCGAGTGTTGAACTGGCACGAGATCAACAACGTCGAATGGGAGACGCAGTACTTTGAGATCATCGATTTTCTACGTAACTATGACGTATACCGCATCGGGGTGGACGCGCAGGGTGTCGGAGGTGCAGTTGCCGAACGCCTTCAGATTCTATTGCCACACATCGAAGTCATCGCCGTTTCATCTGATGCTAAGGCTCAGAATGAAAGGTGGACTCACCTGACGCAGTTGATCCAACGCGACCAGTTGATCGTCCCCGGCCATAGCAAGGCCCGCCGCACTAAGCGCTGGAAGAAGTTTAATCAGCAGATGGCTGACCTAGAGAAGGTAAATCGCGGCCCGTACCTACTAGCAGCCGCTCCAGATGAACGAGGAGCATTTGACGACTATCCAGATTCTCTTGCTATTGCGTGCGCTATGACGGTGCAGGATGTCATGCCAACTGTTACAGTGTATGAGAACCCGTTTTTTGAATAAGGCGTAAAACTGAGGCATACAATACGGGGTAGTGCTACCATTGCAATCGTAAGTACCTACACGGAGGTTTCCTCTTTATGGACATGAACCCGACTATCGCCCCGCAGAACCCGTACCCGGAGGCCATGCGTAACGTCTTTGAGCGCGTTATGGCCCCGAGCATCCCGGGTAACCGTGGCCCCCAGCGTTTTCAGGAAGGCATTGAGAGCGACACTGACGTTCCCAACGACTTCATGCAGGGTGCGTACGCCGATCCTGCCCCGTCGCCCATGCGTATGAACCACAACAACCGAGATATGTTCTTCAAGTACCCGGAGCAGACCATGCAGGAGCGTGCCCATGTCGGCTCGGCCTCGTGGATTGAGGCTCCCGGCGTGCTCTCTGACTTCGTGACCGGCACCGTTGCTGGCGACGGTATGCCGAAGTTTGAGATGGTTGGCAACTCGGGTATGCACATGAACCGGCCCAACCCGGTTCGTGTTGACGGCTGAGTATGGTCGGCGGCTCGTCCGCCGCTACCTCGGGAAGCGGGGCATCTTCTAGTACCACCACCTCCTCCGGTGATGCAGGTGAGGCATCCACCGATGCTGGAGGTGAATTAACTGGTACTGAGGATGTCCCGCTTCCTGTTTCTCCGTATGCCATTGTTGGTGGCCACGGCAGGTGCAAGTGCTGCTTCGCGGACGGGTATACCCGTTGCCGACGCTAAGACAGGCTATGCTTGCCTGAGGCGTATATCAGGAAGGTAGTCACTTGGGAATCAAGATACTCACCATTGACATTGAGACGCGCCCCAGTCTCGCTTACGTATGGGGACTGTGGGACCAGAATGTCGGCCTCAACCAAGTTGAGGAGTTCGGCACGGTCATCTCATGGGCAGCGAAGTGGTACGGAGAGAAGAAGGTTCACTTCNCNTCTGACTACCACGATGGTCATGACGCCATGGTTGANCAGGCGTGGAAGATGCTGGACGAGGCTGATGCCGTTGTCGGTTACAACAGCAAGTCCTTCGACATGAANCATCTCAACCGAGAGTTTGTTCTNGCGGGGATGCCCCCACCCTCTCACTACGTGGACATCGACTTGATGCAGGTGGTCAAGCAGCGGTTTAAGTTCGCCTCCAACAAACTCCAGCACGTCGCTGTGGAGTTGGGTATCGGCTCCAAACTCCAGCACGACGGCTTCGACCTGTGGGTGGGCTGTATGCGTAACGAGGAGAAGGCGTGGCGTACCATGAAGAAGTACAACATGCAAGACGTTGTGCTGACTGAGCAGGTGTACGAGAGGCTTCTGCCGTGGATCAAGACTCACCCACATCAGGGTCTCTACGATGGAGATTTGGACGCTTGCCCTCGCTGTGGTCACAACGACCTAGTGATAAACCGCTACTATATGACCCGTACCGGTAAGTACCGCATCATGCAGTGTAAGGGGTGTGGCGGGTACACCAAGGACAACAAACTCATCGAACGAGTTACCAACACCACCCTGTAGGAGGGGTAATGGCTGAGAAGAAAGACAGCAAGAGCAGTAAGTACACTCGCGGAGGGGTCACCTTTGAGGGTTACAACAAGCCCAAGAAGACTCCCGGCCACGCCACCAAGTCGCACGCTGTGCTGGCTAAGGAAGGCGACACGGTCAAGTTGATCCGCTTCGGTGAGCAGGGGGCCAAGACCGCAGGTAAGCCCAAGGCTGGCGAGTCTGAGAAGATGACGAAGAAGCGTGCGTCATTCAAGGCTCGTCACGGTGCCAACATCAAGAAGGGCAAGATGAGCGCCGCGTACTGGGCTGACAAGGTGAAGTGGTAATGGCACCACGTAAGAGCGCGTCCCCACGTAAGAGCGCCCAATATTACCGCAACAACCCCGACGCCAAGGCTAAGAAGGACGCCTATAACAAGGAGTTCAACCAGAAGCCTGAGCAGCGCAAGAAGCGTACGGAGTTAAAGCAGGCCCGCCGTGATCGTGGCATGGACGGTAAGGGTGGCAAGGACCTGTCCCACACCAAGGACGGGAAGTTGGTTAAGGAAGACCCCAGCGCTAACAGGGCTAGAAACCGAGGGAAGAAGTAATGGCTGAGAAGAAGGTTTGGGAGAAGAAAGATCCTACAAAGAAAGATAAGAAGTTGACCCCTTCACAGAAGGCTAAGGCTAAGGCCTCAGCCAAGAAGGCTGGTCGTCCTTATCCGAATCTCGTAGATAACATGAACGCCTCCAAGAAGAAGAAGAGCAGTAAGTAGTCTGCTATTCTCTTAAGTACGTACGTCTGACGGGAGCACACAGTGCCAGTTGATTTTTGGTCACCAAGTTATAGAGCGAGTTCTAGCGACCTTACGGTTGCCATTTCTCCCCTCGGTCTTGTCGAACTTGCTGACGAAGAGTTTGAGGTTCATGGTCCCCGTCTGAACCGTTACGCCGCCTGCTGGGCTTGGTACCTCGGCCACCACTGGTCTCACCGTCGTGAGATGGGGGAGGCGAACCTCGCTCTGAACTATGTCCGCACCATGGCGGATTACATCACGAACTTCTGCTTCGGCAAGGGCGTCCAGTTCAAGACACCTGAGGCCAATGGTGCGATTATCCCCCACNTTCTTCAGAAGGTNTGGGAGGTAGACAACAACAAGGGCAAGGTACTCTGGGAGATGGGGCAGTTGGCCGGTGTTACTGGCGACTGCTTCGTCAAGGTGGCCTACGAGCAGCCGTGGGAGGACACCCTTGGAGTTGTTCATTCGGGCCGTACCCGCCTGATTCCGCTGAACCCCGCTCACTGCTTCCCTGAGTACCATCCCCACGACAGGGACCGCATCCTCAGGTTCAAGTTGAAGTACCGGTTCTGGGGCACCAGCCCTGAGGGCACTCGTCAGGTCTACACCTTCACTGAGATCCTCACCGATGAGACGGTGGAGCAGTACATCAATGACGAGTTGATCGACCAGTACGAGAACCCCATCGGCAAGGTGCCGGTCATCCACATTCCGAACGTCAGCATTTCGTCGTCCCCGTGGGGGCAGGCTGACATCTGGGACATCATCCCGCTCAACAGAGAGTTGAACGAGAAGATGACGGAGATCTCGGACATCATCAACTACCACAGCGCCCCCGTGACCATCATCACTGGTGCCAAGGCTTCACAGTTGGAGCGTGGTGCCAAGAAGGTGTGGGCTGGCCTCCCCGACAAGGCTCGGGTGTACAACCTTGAGTCCAGCGGTGAGATGGCTGGCGCGTTGAACTACGTACAGGTCATCAAGCAGGCTATGCACGAAATCACGGGTGTGCCTGAGACCGCTCTCGGTAAGACTCAGCCGATCTCCAACACGTCTGGTGTTGCGTTGGCCATTCAGTACCAGCCGATGATGAACCGTTATCACATGAAGCGAACGCACTTCGCCAAGGGTCTTGTCCAGTTGAATGAGTTGATCATTCGTACGCAGGCCGTCCACGAACCTGAGTCGCTTCAGTGGAACCCCACAGAGGCGACGTTCCCCGAGCCTGACCAGTTACAGATTCTTGATCCGCGTGACCCCAACACGTACCGCACGTCCATCCATTGGCCGGACCCTCTCCCCGTTGACCAGTTGATCAAACTCAACGAGTTGCAGGCGAAGATGGCGATGGGTATGGAATCTAAGCGTGGTGCTCTACGCGCTCTCGGAGAAGAGTTCCCCAACGAGAAGATGGCAGAGATATCCGAGGAGTTGCGTGACGACGCGATGGATCAAGGTGCTCTTGAACTAATTAATGCTCAGATAGCCGCATCGGTGATGGCAATTACTGGTATGGTTACACCCGATGGAGCGCAGCCTGCGTCAGAGACAAAGAGCGCAGGCGGCTCCGACGTAACATCTGCCGGTTCCGCACAAGAGGGATCGGGAGTAATGCCGGGGGTTAACCCCTCCGGTGACATAGTTAATCAATTGGCGCAGCGGGCATACGGAGCCAACTTGGCTCAACGACGTGTGCCTGACACGGACTGACTAACGGGAATCTATTTCAGACACATCAGCACGACAACGTGAGGTATTAACAATGGCAGTTAATGAAACCGGTGACT